GTATGGCTCAACCACTTATAGCGCCGCCAATGTTGAGGCGTTGGAGCGTTATATCCACGAGCTTGAGCAGGAAATCGCCAAGAAAAGCGGCTCTGCCCGCCGTGGCATTATCCGCACCAGTTTTTAAGGATATTCAAATATGGTTCAACTTTTAGACAGCGCAGGCAATCCGCTGAAAGCGAGTGATACGGCGCACCGCGCGGCATCGCATCGTGCGCGTGAGCTTTCCAGCTGGTTGCCGCCTTTAGGCTCTGCCGATAGTGATTTGCTGGGCGAGTTGCCGACGCTGGTATCACGTTCTCGGGATTTAAGCCGTAATCATGGTGTTGCCGCTGGCGCAATGCAAACGCTGACCGATAATGTGGTCGGCACGGGTTTGCGTTTATCGGCAACGCCTGATTATCGAGCCTTGGGCAAAGATAAGAAATGGGCGGATGACTGGTCGCGCGGGGTTGAATCCTTGTGGCGGGCATGGGCGGAAAGTACCGATTGCGATGCTGCCAAAAGCCTAACCTTTGCAGGTATGACTGCCTTGGTGTTCCGCTCCAGCATTGTGAACGGTGAAGCGCTAGCGTTGCCCTTGTGGCTTGAAAACAGAGGTGCAAAATTCGCAACCACCATTCAGCTGGTCGAAGCGGATCGCCTGTGCAATCCAAATGGCAAGCAGGATAGTAAAAACTTACGCGCTGGGATTGAGATTGATGCTTATGGCGCACCGCGTGCTTATCACATCCGCAAGAGCCACCCCGGTGATGCGTATTTGGGATTTGGCATTGATGTCAGTGATTGGGAGCGTATCCCAACCGTCACCAGTTTCGGGCGTCGCCGTGTTCTGCATATTCATGATAAGGAGCGCACAGGCCAGCATCGTGGGAAACCGCTTCTGACTTCCATTATGCCGATGTTTAAAATGCTGGATCATTATGAGAGATCAGAGCTTCAGGCGGCGGTGGTGAATGCCATGATTGCGGCGTTTATTGAAACACCGCTGGACGGCGAAAGCATTGGCGAGATGTTTGGCGGGTCGGTGGATGATTATCTTGCCGCCCGCAATGAATGGGATATTCGCTTGCAGGGCGGTTCAATTATTCCGATCTTCCCGGGCGATAAAGTCGCGCCCTTTACGCCAAGCCGTCCAAACAGCGGTTACGGTCAGTTCGTGGAAAATGTCCTGCGCCATATTGGTGCAGGCCTCAATATCCCGTTTGAATTGTTGATGAAGGATTTCTCCAAAACCAATTATTCAAGCGCTCGGGCGGCACTCTTGGAGGCATGGCGCTATTTCTCGGCGCAGCGCCAGTGGCTTGCCACCTACTGGGCAAGGCCTGTTTATGAACTATGGCTGGAAGAAGCGATTAACAAGGGGCTGATTGAAGCCCCTGATTTTTATGAGAACAAAGCTGCATGGACGCGGTGCAAGTGGATCGGCCCCGGTCGTGGCTGGGTTGATCCTGTTAAGGAAGCCAAAGCCGCACATCTGCGCATGCAAATTGGTCTTTCCACGCTGGAAGATGAATGCGCCAGCCAAGGTTTAGATTGGGAAGAAGTCTTGGAACAGCTTGCCCGTGAAAAAGCCAAGATCACTGAACTTGGTCTGACAATCAATGATGTGAACAGCATCTTAAACACCAACACAGAAGAAAAAGAGGAAAACGATGAGAATCTGGAACCGCATAACCGGTGATCCGTGGGCGATCACGGAAACAGCCTTGCACACAATTTTGGAAGTGGCTGCACGTGAAAATGAAGCACCCGAAGCGGTTGCAGCCAAACTTGGTCGTCAATTGCAAAACAGCTATAACGCCACCGAGCGTGATGGTGTTGCCATTATCCCTGTGACGGGGCCGCTTTTTCGTTACGCCAATATTTTTACGGCCATCAGCGGTGCGTCCAGCTATGAGCTTATTGCGCGTGATTTTATGAGCGCCCTTGAAAACCCGCAAATCACATCGATTATTTTGGATATTGATTCACCCGGTGGTGAAGTCAACGGCGTGTCGGAGCTGGCCAGCATGATTTTTGAGGCACGCGGCACAAAACCGATCATTGCTTATGCATCCGGTGATGCAGCGTCAGGTGCGTATTGGATTGCCTCCGCTGCCGATGAAATTGTGGTATCGGAAACATCGGCGCTGGGATCAATTGGCGTGGTTGGTATTTACCGTGGAAAGTCAGCAAAGGAATCCGCTGAGACGGTGGAGATTGTTTCCTCGCAAAGCCCACACAAACGCCTTGATCCGATGAGTGATGATGGTCGTGCAAAGTTGCAAACGCGCATTGACTCCATGGCTGATGTTTTTGTGTCTACCATTACCCGCAATCGATCCGTCACGGCTGATCATGTGCTGGAACATTATGGCGGTGGTGATGTAATGATTGGCGCACATGCCGTCAATGCCAGTTTGGCAGATCGTATCGGATCACTCGAACGCCTGATTACAGAGCTTTCATCCCCGAAAACCCAAAGCCCTCCTATCGAGGGCTTTTTTAATTCAACCCAACCGAAAAAGGAGAAAAAGCCCATGAACCTTGAACAACTAAAAACCGATCATCCCGATCTGGTTGCATCACTGCATGCAGAAGGATCAGCCAAAGAAAAGCAGCGATTGAAAGACATTCTAAGCTGTGAAGCCGCAGAAGGTCGTCAAAAGCTGGCGCAGGAAATTGCACTCCATACTGAGACAAATGCGATGGATGCCCAGCATTTGATGAAAAGCGCACCTAAGGATGAGCCAAAGGTGTCGAATTCGACATCTTTCGAGCGCGTGATATCGTCCATCCCCAATCCTGAAATCGCCCCCGATGGGGATGATCATATCGCCACTGCCGATACGGTTGCCGACCGCATCGCCTCAACCCGCTAACCCCAACAATAAAGGAGATCCAAAACCATGACTCATGCTTCAGGTTTTACCGATCAGGGTGAATATAAACCCTGTAATTTACTGGCGGGAGAATATCCCCGCATTGAACGCATCATCACCATTGCTTCTGGCAGCAATCTGACCAAAGGCGCTGTGCTGGGGCGCATTACCGCATCCGGCAAGTTTGTCTTGAGCGCGGCTGGTGCAAGTGATGGCTCTGAAACGCCCGATGCCATTTTGGCCGAAAATATCGATGCAAGCGCCGAAGATAAACAAGCCGTTGTGTATTTCAGCGGGGAGTTTAACGAAAATGCTCTTCAGCTTGGCACTGGCCATACGGTGGAAAGTATCCGAACGGTCTTACGTTCCAAAAGCATCTTCCTTCGCTCAAATCAATCATAACCCATAAGGAGAACACTCACATGTCTGTAGATATTTTTAGCACCCATGTTCTGACCAAGGTGGTCGAACGGCTGGATCGTCCAAGCTCATTTTTGCTGGACGTATTTTTTGGCCAAGAACAAACCGAAGATAGCGAGGAAATCCACTTCGATATTGATAAATCAAAACCGCGTTTAACGCCTTTTGTGTCACCGTTGGTGGCGGGTAAAGTCGTGGATGATGAAGGTTACATCACCAAAAGCTTCAAACCCGCTTACGCCAAAGACAAACGGCGCTTTGATCCAAGCCGTCCGCTTAAGCGTTCCATTGGTGAAAAGATTGGCGGGACATTGTCACCGCAACAACGTCTTGAAGCCAATCTCAACCGCACGCTGACCAAGCAGCTTGAAAACCTCACTCGCCGTGAGGAAGTCATGGCGGCAGAAGCCTTGCGAACAGGTAAAATCACAGTTGCTGGTGAAGATTACCCAACAGTCGTGGTTGATTTTCAGCGTGACCCTGAATTGACCGTGGCGCTGGCGGGGTCGTCCTGCTGGGGTGAAACTGGCGTGAATGCACTCAACAATCTTGAAGATTGGGTTGCCAAGGTGCAGGAGAAATCCGGCGCAGTTGCCCGCACGGTTGTGATGGACGCGCTGGCATGGCGTGTGTTTAAGGCGGATGCATCCGTTGAGAAGCTCCTCGATATTCGCCGCTTGCGTGATAATGCAGGCATTAATCTGGGGCCGATTGCTTTTGGCCAGGGCAATGAGCTTGCCCGCTATGTCGGTTCAATCGGTGATCTGGATTTCTGGGTTTATAACGACCGTTATGTTGATGAAAGCGATCAGGTGCAAAAACTGCTTCCTGATTATACGGTTTTGATCGGCAGCACATCTCAGCTTGAAGGCACGCGCTGTTACGGCGTTATCCAAGATGAAAAAGCAGCCTATCGGGCGCAGCGCTTCTTCTCCAAGTCATGGCTTGAGGAAGACCCAGCTGTGCGCTGGTTGCTCTTGCAGTCTGCGCCACTGCTTGTGCCGTACCGTCCGAACGCATCATTTTGTGCAACTGTGCGCTAAGGGAGGATTAAATAATGAAGATAACAGCAATCATTACCCTGCATGTTGACGGCAAAACCATTCTGCCCGGCAAATCGGTCGATATTTCTGATGAGGAGGCAAAGTCACTTATTGAACGCGGCTTTGCCAAATCGGCGGATGCATCGGCTGTAAAAGAGCAGAAACCTCTCCAAATCCAACAACCCGAACCCGCCATTGATGATGTGATCGAGGCGATTGAAATCCTCAATCCTGAAACCGACTTTGCCAAAAACGGCAAACCAAAGGTGGAAGCGATAGAGGCTGTCCTTGGTCAAAATATATCTGCCGAAACACGGGATAAAGCGTGGGAACTTTATCAAAAAGATTTAGCGGCTGATGAGGCATCGGGCGATGACGTTCAGGAATAGTGCCATAAAATCGGTGGACGTGCTGTTTAATCGTTTCGGCAAAACGGCACGTCTTATCTTTGCTGATGAAACGGAAGCCGATGCAATGGTGATCCATCGCCTGCCTGATAAAATCACGGATGTGTTTGATGCTCGTGTACATTCGGAAACGGATATGTTTGAAGTGCGCCTGAGTGATATTCCTGCGAGTAAAACGCTTCAGTCTATTGTTTTGGATGACAAGCGTTACAACATGCAAGGTGAACCCGTCAAAGATCAGCATAATCTTATTGTAAAGGTGGATGCTTATGCGGTTGAAAGCGGCGATTGAGGGTGACCTCAAGCAATATATGAAGGAAGAATATCAAACGGCAGAACGCGCCGTGACGATGGGTATTCGTGAAGCGACAACCGGGCTGAAAATGTCCATGCGCCGTCAGGTACATTCCTCAGGTCTAGGGCAACGTATGGCCAATACGTGGCGCGGTGACATTTATCCGCGCGGGCAAAATTCCATTCGGGCGGCGGGTCTGGTTTATACCAAGGCCAGCAAGATCATGGCGGGTTTTGATGAAGGCACAGTCATTAAATCAAAAGACGGCTGGTGGCTGGCGATCCCAACACCGAATGCGCCAAAGCGTGGTGTGGGTGGTAAGCGGATTAACCCGTCCAACTTCCCTGAACATCGCTATGGCAAGCTTCGCTTTGTGTATCGGCGTAATGGCCCATCATTACTGGTGGTGGAAAATGTGCAAGCCTCTTACAGCCGTAAAACAGGAGAATTACGAGGTTTTCGTAAAGCCAGCCAGAGAAACCTTAAAACTGGCCGTAATCTATCAACCTCAGTGATGTTCTGGCTTGTACCGCAAGTCAAATTGCCAAAGCTGATCCGTTTCGATGAAGAAGCCAAGCGCTGGTATGACAAACTGCCGCGGCTGATTTTGAAAAACTGGCCAGATGGTTAACTTTATAATAAGTTCTAAAACTAAACTATGAGTTTATTTATACGCATATTTTTAAAGAGAAAGCTTGACTTTGTTTATTTTAACCCTTATAACTAAATTATGAGTTTAGAAAATGAAGCTAAAATAAACAGATTGCTAAAAGACTGGCCAACTGGAACGGTTTACCTATCGTCGTGGCTTGCGAATAACGGAGTCTCAAATCAACTTTTAAATCGCTATAAAAAGAGCAATTGGCTTGAGTCTGTTGGCACAGGTGCGGTTATCCGCGCAGGTGATAAGGTCGATTATCTAGGAGGGCTTTACGCGCTCCAAACGCAAGCAGGTCTGTCTATCCATGTCGGAGGGCGAACGGCTATATCGCTTCTTGGGAGAGCGCATTATGTGGATTTGGCCGCAGGGCGGGCAGTTCTTATGGGAGCAGCAAAAGAAGTACTGCCATTATGGTACAAAAAGAGAGATTGGGCCGTACGCATAGATTACTATGCGACATCTTTCTTACCTCCTGATATGGGCATGATGACTTTCTGGCGACATAATTATTCAGTTAAGGTATCTAGTCTCCCTCGCGCGATAATGGAATGCCTCTACCTTGCGCCAAAGCATCAAGAATTTTTTGAATGCTACGAATTAATGGAGGGGATGAATGATTTAAGGCCACAATCCGTTCAGGAATTGTTGGAGAATTGCTCATCTGTGAAAGTGAAACGCTTGTTTCTATATTTGGCAGAAAAATTCGAGCATCCTTGGCTAGAATTTGTTGATCTATCAAAAGTTGACCTTGGCTCTGGCACACGCAGTCTTGTCAAAAACGGAGTTTATATAGATAAATACAAAATAACAGTGCCGAAAGAGTTTGAAAAAAATGAGCAACCCGAAATATAAAGCGCAAGTTAACATTCTTCTGACCGTGCTACCTGCCGTCATCAAAGAGGAATGCTTTGCTCTGCATGGTGGTACGGCGATCAATCTTTTTGTGCGCGATATGCCTCGCTTTTCAGTGGATATCGATCTGACTTACTTGCCTATCGAAGATCGCGCAACCACACTTAAAAACATTGATGAAGCGTTGCAACGTATTAAAGAGCGTATTCAGGCTATTCTGCCGCGCGCACAAATTTTTTATAAAGAGGATACAGCAAAGCTAGCCGTTCGACATGATGGTGAAGAAATCAAAATTGAAGTTAATCTTGTCGGACGCGGTACACTGATGCCACCAACACGAATGATATTGTGTGATGCAGCGCAGGAGCTGTTCGATCGTGCTTCTGTAATGCCAATTGTACCAATCGGCCAGCTTTACGGCGGTAAAATATGTGCGGCGTTGGATCGTCAGCATCCCAGAGATTTGTTTGATGTAAAGCTCTTGATGGAAAATGAAGGTTTCTCGGATGATGTTCGCACGGGCTTTTTGCTATGCCTTTTGTGTAGTGACCGCCCGATCAATGAAGTTCTTGTACCAAACTTCCAAGATCAGCGCCAAGCCATGGAAAACCAATTCACCGGTATGAGTGATGTTGAATTTACTTACGATGATTTTGAAAGAACGCGTGAACAACTTGTCGAAACCGTCAATAAAAGCCTGACGGCTAAAGACAAAGAATTTTTGTTGAGCGTAAAAAATTGTAAGCCGGATTGGAGAATTTACGATTTTGAGCGCTTCCCTGCTGTGCAGTGGAAACTGCAAAATTTACGCAAACTGATAGAAAGTAACCCTAATAAGCATAAGCAGCTTTATGAGGCTTTGAAGGAAAAGCTCGAAGGATAAACAAACATGACATCAAAACGAGAACAGGCCTTAGCGGGCCTTTTTTTATGCCTGCAAAACGGGATGAGCAGCGTTGCGGCTTTAAGGAACGATCCATTGCCTACCAAAATCCCTGCATCGGGATTGCTCATTTTACGTGATGGCGATGCGGGAGAGCCAGAAATCACACTCTCCCCGACACGATATCACTATGCCCATGTCGCAGAACTGGAAGTACTGGTGCAAAAGCCAAAATCCGATGAGCGCGACGCGGCATTAGATGAATTGCTGGTGGCGCTGGGGGAAGTTCTTAGCGCCGACACCTCACTCTCAGGCGCAGTGGATTACATGTCCATCGGTTCGCCTGAATTTTTAACCGAAACCGTGGACGGTGCGCCCGCCATTAAGGCGGCAGTCGTGCCGATCACACTTGAATATACAAC